TTTTCAAGTTTGTCGGTAATGCTTTGAATTTCTTTTTCAAGATCCTTTTTGAGTTTTGTTGTTGTAGATAAGTGAATGTTGTGTTTAGAAATCTCATTGTTGATGGTTGTAATCTCGTTTTGAAAACCTAGGAACGTAGCATATCTCTGCTCTTCAGCGTTGACTGCCTCTTGTAGTTCCTCTACGTTCGCCCTGTATTTGGCGATGTCTTCTTCGAGTTTGCTTATCTTATCTAGACGAAAAGTTTCATCTATCGACTGTGTACACTTAGGACATGTAGTATTGTTAGTCCAGAACCCTAATTCATTACAAGAGTCTTGTCTTTTAAAATTTACCTTGTCTCTAAATTTTTCTAATTTCTTTACAGTATCACCTGATCCAATATACTCTGCCATTGCTGTTTCTTTTTCACTGACACCAGTGATAAGTTTCTCAACACGTTCTTGATAATCGGTAAATTTTTCGTCACAATCAGCAATTTTCTGTCTCTTCTTATTAATGTCATTCTCACCTTCCTCCTCTATCTGTTTGATAAATCGTTTCTGCATAACTATTTTATCTGCAACAGATTCTTTTTTCAACTCCAACACCTTGATACGGTCACGACAGACCTTCAGTTTCTCCTTGAGTATGTCAGACATACTAGAGAATACTTTGATGTCTAGCAGGTCTTCTATGACCTCCCTACGATGTGGAGCACTAAGTTGCATAAAGGGAACGAAAGAAGCACTGCCAAGTATAACAATTTGAGTGAAAGATTTGTAGTTGAGTTTGAGTATTTGTCCTTCCAGATACTTCTGTTGATCATTAGCAGAAGAGTCCTCGTTGAGTTTTTGTCCATTCTTGTAAATCTCGAATACGTTAGGTTTGATACCACGTATGACCTGATAGTCTACGTTGGATATAGAAAATTTGATTTCGACTTTAGCATCCCTCTCATTTACACTGTTGATTAATTGACTCTTTGTTATTCTTCTGAACGGTTTACCGAACAAAGAGAATGTCAAAGCATCAAGTAGGGTGCTCTTACCCGAACCATTATTACCCACTATCAAAGTATCTTTGTGTGCATCGAGTGGTATGGTGGTGTAATAATTTCCTGAAGATAGAAAATTTTTATATTTGATTTGTTTAAATTCTATCATTCTTTGGTGGAGGAATAACTAAATCATCTTTACTAATAATAGTATATCTTGTTCCAGTTCTTTCGCAAGCACTAATTGCTACATTATCCTTGATCGTAATCACTGTCATCTCAGGATCTCCTTGTGCTTCAAGTTGTTCTTTGTACCTGTCGGCATCATCTTTCTCTACAAACATAAAGACCACCTTCTCACCATACTCATTTACTACAGCATAAGCACCCTCTTGACTCATGCCTTTGACAGTTATAATGTGCACTCCAATGCCTCCGTATATACCTCACTTATAACCTTCTTTATTCTAACTCTATCCAAATCAGTTTCAAGATCATCGACATACTTTGTAAGAAGCGTCATAGTGTCTTCTGTCTGCTCTACAATGTCTCCATCATACACTAAATGATCTGTTCTTTCAACTACCTTCACATCAACTGGTCTTGCTTTATCAAGTGATTGCATGAACCTATTATATTCTTTATCGTTAGACTTTTGTCTTACCACAACCTTGACAATTTTATCAGTGTACTCTGTAAAATTTGTTAGTTGTCTAGGGGTGTCATTATAGTTGATTACCTTGTATAATTGGAATGGATTGTTGACTGACTTGAGTTTCAGTGTTTCAGTATCATAGATATGAAATCCTCTTTTGTCATTTACATCATTCCAAAACATTTCGTACGGATTACCTAGGTAGTAAATCGTACCATTATTACTACGAGTGTGAAAATGCCCACTAAAAACTTGTTTGAATTTGTTGTATATCTCAAAATCAGCACCATGCTCCATGAGATGTCCTTGAGTAGCGGTGAATCCGTTGAGTTCCAAGTGACCCATCGCAACTTTACACTTACTCTCCTTTATCTTTTTATATGTCTCAACCTCGTTTTCGATGTTAATCCAAGGTATGAAAAGTACATCTAAGTTTCCTACCTTCAATTCTTGACACTCAGAAAGTATGGTAATATTATCGTACTCTCGTAGTAGTAAATCGATAGTATTGAGTTCGTTAGTGTTTTTATAATAAGCAGTGTGATTTCCGACAATACTAACCACATCAATGCCACGTAGACGGATAGGATCGAAATAATGTTTCTTCGCCCAATCCAATGAATATGAATCAATACCTTTACGATTGTCAAAAGTGTCACCAAGGTCGAGAATAGTTGTGATACCTTCTCTTTCAAGTGTTGGAAAGAAAGTTTCCTCATAGAATTTTAGGAAATAGTCGTGATATAACTTTGATCCTTTCTTGAATCCAAAGTGTTGGTCTGTAATAATAGCAACTTTCATTTCTTTTTAGGGTAGTATTGGAAACCATCTGTTTTTTCTACGAGATTAGAAAGTTTGAACGTAATCATTTTGTCCCAAGGAGTACCATTTTGATCCAAAAGAACTGCTGCTTTCTTTCCTTGTATTCTTTGAACACATCCAACGTATCCTCGGTAGATAGAATTTTCATCTATCACTTTAACTGTAGTACCTGGTAGAATCATCTATTATTATTCCTATACTGTATGGCATCCTTGATCTGATTGTATTCGGATGTCTTACCACTTTCGTCTGCGACGAAAACTTCGTCAAACCCAGATCTCTCTATAATTTTTTGTCTTATCTCTAGTTGTTTCTTTTCTTTCTGTATCCTACGTAGAAAGGCATAGTGTATGATCTGAGTAAAGTATGCAAAAGGGTTAGTAGACTTCTCAGGATTGAAGTTGTTGATGTATTGTACACAGTTCTCTATACCATCACATACCATATCATCCTTGAACATATAGTTTACAAAGTTTGGTTTGTATGAAAGGTGTGTAGCAATCTTTAGAAAACACTCACCAATGTAACGAGGTATGACAGGTTTAGGTTGACCTGCTGCTTCTGCATCTTTGATATCCTGTTTGTATGCAACGATAGCATACAGAAATTCTTTGTTATTTACGTAATGCTCAGATCTCTTACGTGCCATTATGTGTTCATTTGTATATGAATATTATAGCATTACTTGACAAGGTTGGCAAATACCGTTACACTAACAGTGTCGCTGTTCAAACGGGAAGCTATAAGTCTTTATTAGGTTCTTTAGAAGCATCCTTTGCTTTATATAATTTTTCTATAATTTTTCTTGCACTATCTACATCGTTTATATATCCCATGCTTCTATCTAGATCTGGATGCTGACGTTTGAATCCACCTTCAATTATATTCTCATAAGTTTTTATAACTAGATCATCTTTGATCTCAGATAAAGTAATAATCTTATCAAGATTCAATACAAATACATCTTCTTCTGTCATTTTTATCCAAGGTTCAAACTTGTACCCCAAGGGTACATTCGCACCAGGGGTGCGAACCTCTTGACATATGACAGGATTATCAATAATTATTTGTTCTTCTTCTGATGAGTAGTCTACGATGACTTTTGTTAGTATTTCCTCTCCACTAACAAGTTTCACCGTTGCGATGAACTCATCATACGGTTCTTTACTGCCTTCAGATTTTGATCTGAATAATTTCATAACTGAACTTTTCCTCGTTGTAGTATTTGATGCGTTCAATCAAATGATTCAATGTATAATTTTGTTTTGATCCTTTCTTACAATCATCCGCTATGTCATATAGAGTTGCATTCAACTTATCTTTACTCTTTCTAAGAACTCTACCTATAGATTGTAGTGTCCTAATTCTAGATTTACTAGGAGAAGCGAAGATAACATTGTGTAGATTTTTTATGTTGATACCTGTAGAGAATGTACCGAAAGATGCAATTATGATTGCGTCATTCTGCTCTTCAGTAATTTGTCTTACTGATTCTCTCTCCTCAACATCTACTCCACCGTGAACAAAGAAAATTTTTCGTTCACTTTTATTTATTAGATCATATAATATTTCACCATGGGTGGCAACCCTACTGTATAGTATCAATGTGTTACCTTTCAAGTCCCACGCTAGGTTTCTTATAAATTTATTTCTTTTCTCATGTGTGATTAAATACTGCACCTCATCCTCATACGTATCAAAGGTTGTAGGTTCATGCTTGAGTAACAGCACCCTGATGTTGAGTTTTGCTAGGTAACCTTTCTCCTGTAGTTCCTTAGTGTTGATGATTTTATAAGAGGGTCCGAACAAACCTTCAAGTACCCACTTATGAGTCTGTGTACCATCCAGCGTACCTGTGAAACCATACCTGTATTTTGTGTCATAGAGTTTAGTCATGATACTTACCAATGATTTAGATTTAAATTGATGTGCCTCATCACCTATCACCACATCAAA